CTCTTGGCGCTGCTGCTGCCCTTGGCACCGATGATAACTATGCAACCGATGCCGAAAAGGTAAAGCTCGGTAATTTATCCGGCACCAATACCGGAGATCAAACTCCGACAAGCCTCGGCCTTGTTGTTGGCACAAACGTCCAGGCCTTTGACGAGGATTTGACTGATCTGGCCGATGGCTCCTTGACTGGTTCTAAAGTTGGGACAGGTATAAGCGGCACAAATATAACAACTGGGACAGTACCCGACGCTCAAATCGCTTCGACAATTGCCAGGGATACCGAGGTTAGTTCTGCTGTATCTACCCATGCAGGCTTAACAGACCCACATACCGGCTATATGCTTGAAAGCAATATCGGCACCAGTGCGAATAACTATGTGCAGCTCAACGCCTCGGCGCAATTACCAGCCGTTTCCGGGGCGCTGCTTACTAATCTCCCTGCATCCCCAGACGATCAAACAGCCGGAGAAGTTTCCTTTACCCCAAACGGTACGATTGCCGCGACCACTGTCCAAGCAGCCATTCAGGAAGTGCGGGATGAAGCCGCACCAACCGCCAGCCCAACCTTTACCGGAACGATTACCGTACCGGCCTTGAGCGGCGCAACCTACACCGGCACATCACTTGTTTCTGCGGTGCAGGCAGCACTGACCGCCAATGATAATGCCGTCGATATCAATGCCTCTACCTATATGCTAACGGTGCTTGACGATACCGATGCGGCAACTGCGAGGGCTACTCTTGGCGCTGCTGCTGCCCTTGGCACCGATGATAACTATGCAACCGATGCCGAAAAGGTAAAGCTCGGTAATTTATCCGGCACCAACACCGGAGATCAGAATGCCGGGGGTGTTGCCTTTACTCCAAACGGCACAATTGCCGCGACTACTGTCCAAGCCGCCATTCAGGAAGTGCGTGATGAGGCAAGCGCCGTCGATCTGACGGCACCTGGCCCTATCGGCAGCACTACCCCCTCCACTGGTGAGTTTACGACACTGTCTGTGGACGACATTATTGTCGCACCACCACCGACAGGCGAGACAGGGGAAATCGGTTTAAAAGAAGATCCGGCCAATGGCACCAATGAGGTTATTTTAAAAGCACCGGCAGTTTTGGCCGCAAACGTCACCATAACCCTTCCGACAGGGGTAGTACCGGCAACAGCAACGACCGCCTGCACAGCCGGGCAGTGGTGGTTTGATACGAGTTACTGGTATGTTTGTGTTGCCACTAACACCTGGCTCCGGGCCGCGCTCGCCACCTGGTAAGGAGATACCATGCAGAGATTATTTTTTGCTATCCTCCTGGTTTGTATGCCGACCCTGGCCGGGGCAATAGACAGCCTGACCGTAGCCTGGGAGGGTAACACCGACTGGCTGTCGAGCGGCAACGACTCTTCCTATGTTGTTGAAGGTTTCGGATCAGGCTCGTTAAAGCACCGCATAGGGGTACAGATACTCAACCGCGATGTGGTTATTGCCGAGGTCTGGGATAAGCCGAGTGACCGGCAGCTCAACACCTCCGTAGACCTGGCGACGGTAGCGACTGCCAGAATTACCGGCAGAGCCACCGCTTACGCCGCGCCCTGGCAACCACTGACCGCCTATTCACTCGGTGATAAAATATCCGTCAGCGATTATCCATTGGCCTTTTGGTGGATGGCGGCAACCAGGGCCGGGACATCCGGGGCAACTGAGCCAGTTTGGCCGGAAGGACATGGCTTTAAACCTGCTTTACAGAAAACCCTCAGAGCTGCTGCAGCTGTCGATAAGGGCAGTGGTATAGTGGCCCTTCCGTTACCATTGCCAGCCAGTGGCGAAGTCACCCATTTATTTACGGAGGGCGACAGTATCATTATTTCCGGCACGACCAACTATAACGGCACCACCACCCTGCCGTCGCAGTCTGCCTCTGTTGCCGGTGAGCTTTTTATTACCCACACCTATGTAGCCGAGACATTTCTTGGCACAGAAACCATTATATTGTCCGGGGCATCAGCCATTGACAACGGCGACGGCACCGTCGGCCTGCCATGCCAGGCCCATACCTATGAGGGCGGTGAGGCGGTGACTATCACCGGAACGACCGGCTATAACGGCTCTTACACCCTAGCCGCCCAAAGCAACCCCGATGTCCTGAAGATAACAGCAACCTATGTTGCTGAGAATATGGCCGGCGGCATGGTTATTGCCCCAGTTGTTGAAGATCCGGACGGCAGCGGCGTACAGTGGACATTTACCACGGGTACCCTGGAGACCGGCATAACCGAGCCGACCGGGCGAATGATGGGAAAAATGAGGGATGGTAAGATCGTCAAGGTAGGCAACACGTTCCACGTGAGGACAGCGCCATGAGTCAGATGGAATGTACCATTATCGGCTGTGATAAACCACAAGTGGCAAACGGCCTCTGTCGCCTGCATGAGCATATCCGCCAGCAGCACGGCGACCCCCTCTATAAAAAGCCGGAAAAGAAATGTCGTTACTGCCACAAGCCGCACTATGCCAAGGGGTTGTGCCGCAGTTGCTATGAGTTGGCGCACAAGGCAAAGCGAGAGAGTGATCAGACCGTCATCCGCTGCTCCATTAATGGCTGTAACAAGCCACACTATGGGCAAGGCTTGTGTAAAAAACACTGGAGCCGGATTCGTACTGCCGGAACCATTGACATTAAGCGGGTGCCGGATCTGCCCGGTGAAGAGTGGAAAGCTATTGGCCGTGAGGATTGCCTTGGTTTGCTCATCTCCAATATGGGCAGGGTAAAATCAATCCGTAAACGCGACGAAAGGCTGATGACTCCAGTTTTTGAGACGGCCAATAAAAATGCCAAACAGCCATCAATGACCGTTAAAAATAAGGGCGGCAATCGGATTGTTGTCCACATGGAGGTTCTCCGTGCCTTCCATCCAAACCCCGATGGCGACTTCAACGAGGTATTTATCGACGGCGACCGTAGCAATTGCCGAGCCGATAACCTGGCATGGTACGGTAGATCCTATATGCTGGAAAAGGCCATTGCAATGGCGGAAAACAGCGATCACCCAATGGCAGATTGTTTCCTCAAATTCTGGCATGGCGATATCAATGCCATAGGTGATTGGCTGGAAGAGCAAAAAAAAATCCTTTCCACCTTTCTCCGCTCGCGGCTTGACCGCTTCCACGTCCCTTATTACGTCGATGTCGAGGATGCTGTCCAGGAATCAATGGTGCGAATCTTTCTCTACCTACGCCGGGGTATGCTGAAATCATTTCACGGTCTAAGGTCGTGGGTGTTCCAGATTGCTAAAACCGTGCTGAGTACCGGGGTAAAAGATTGTCTGCCGGCCATATCCATGTTTTCCGAAGATGGCGAAAATTCTGAAGAGGCGTTTAACCTGATAGACTATTCCGGCTGGTGCCACCCATCGGCGGAATTGCAGGCTATCTATAATGAGGAGGGGTATGCGTAGCGTAATCACAGCATTGCTGGTTTTATTGATGCTGCCTGTCGTTGGTCTGGCCGCAGATAAAACAATCGAGGTGGACTTTGAGTTCACGCCACCCGCTGACAAAACTGTTGAGAGCTACCTCCTTTATCGCAACGGAACGCTTGCCTGCACGATACCAGTTGAAGCAGATTATACCTTTGAGTGTACGCTCTCCGACACGCCCAGCGGTGCCATGTACACCCTGGCAGCACATTACACCGATGCCACTGACTCGGAGTCATCGCCGCCCTATTGGTTTTCATGGGTGGCGCCGCGACGTATTAAGATTAATGGGCTGAAGGTTAATATCCTCCTGACCCCACCATGACCCGCAATAACTGAACTGCTTCAACTACCCTTCCTTTCTCCAGTCCTTTATAAAAGCCATTATTGACACAGTACGGCCGAGTCGAGCAATCGACGCGGCCGGTTCGGCATGGTGTTTATGGAGGCGACATGCAACACTCCCATCATTACGACCATTACTTCCAGATCTACGGGCTGGAATTCTTTTATCAGATCCTGCCCTGGCAGTGGTTTAAGGCCCAGGCAATAGCCGAGTCGGGCCTCGATCCGCTGGCGGTTTCTCCCGCCGGAGCCCTTGGCGTCATGCAGCTTATGCCCGGTACCGGGGCGGAGATGGCGAGAAAGGTCGGCGTCAATTTCACCCCGCAGGTGCCGCACGTCAATATCCGTCTTGGTATCGCCTATGACCGGCAATGCTGGGAAGTCTGGAAGAAAGAGACCGGCCTTGAGCGGGTCCGCTTTATGCTCGGCAGCTATAACGCCGGGGTCGGCAATATCCTTGAGGCCCAGGATCTGGCCGGCCGGTCCGGCCTGGCGGCAGACCATTGGTCGGCAATCGCCTCCTCCCTGCCGAATATCACCGGAAGACATGCCGACGAAACAATCAACTATGTCAGCAGGGTTGAACGGCTCTTTAGTCAGCTGGGGACAGAAAGGAATTCTGTCCCGCAGGATATTAAACAGACAAAGGAGATCATCCAATGAAAGGTTGGAAAACATGGGTTGCGGCACTCTGCACTGCAGGGCTTGGCATCATGACGATCCTTGGCGGGGACACCATCGGCGGACTGCAACAGATCGTTGCCGCTCTGGCCCTGGTCGGCCTCGGGCATAAACTGGATAAAAGCGGCTTTGAACAACTTTCAAACCAGGGGAAATAATGGATCAGTTCGACCAGGCGCAGGAGCTTGACGCCAGATTTCGCGAACAGGCCCTTGCCCTGCAAAAACGGATATCAGCCTATAAAGGCGAAACGCGGAACACCTGCATCGATTGCGGCGAGCCTATCCCCGAACTCCGGCGGCAGATCCTTCCGGGCTGCATCCGCTGTATCGGCTGTGCTACCCTCTTCGAGGCAGAAAGGGGGAGATAGTGGAACAAAACGTCTGGGCCGGAGTGGCCATGCTTATCAAGGCCATGAATGGCTCGCAGTTTGGCCTGCTGCTGCTGGTCATGACCTTGCCGCAGATACTGATGACGATAGGTTTGTTTCTCCTGCGGGAGGAGATCCGCCGGCGGGAGTCATCCGATAAAAAGCGCTTTGAAGAGGTTGTCAGCATGTATGAAAACAACGTGCTGCTGGTGAAATCCTCGGAAAAAACCGCGGATGGCCTGCAGACGGTTATCCACCTGTCAACCCAGGCAATTACCAGGATGATAGAAAAGATCGATAACAACCACTATTGCCCCATTCTGCGAGAAAGGAGACATCCGCATGACGACTAATGCGACCGGGCAGATGCGCATCAAACGCACCCAGCTGGAGATAGAGCGCACCACCCTGCAGGTCGAAGCCAAGGGTTTATGTCGGGCTATCACCACCATCCTTGTGCCTGAGCTGAACGACATAGAGGAAATGGATATAGCCCGCGCCGCCGCCTATATGGATGACCTGGTGGTTAAGCAGGGCGAGTTGCTCGGCCTGCAGCGCAAGCTGTGGGAAATTGACAGGGCGATCGGCTGATGGCGGCGAAAGGCGACAAAGCCGTTCTTGGCGGCCAGGCTCAACGACTCTATGCCGACGGCTATAGCCTCACCTCCATCGGCGAGCAGCTGGGCGTCTCGGTGACGAGCCTTGCCCGTTGGAAAACCGAGACCAAAGACCCCCATCAAACCATGGACGAATGGGACCGGGCGCGCAGCCAGAAGCGCGGCAACATCCAGCGGCTGCGTGATCTCTTTGAAGATCAGCTGGCGCACCTGGAAGAATGCACCGCTGAGGATCGCACGGCGCAGAAGATGGACGCCCTGGCGAAGATGGGGGCGCTGCTTGAGCGCTGGGACAAGATGGAGAAGGCGCAGCGGGTCGCAGAAGATGTTGTCCGCGAGGTAAAGAAGGCCGGGCTTACCGAAGACACGATCAATACCATTAGAAGTCAGATACTCGGGATCAGCGCATGACGCACGGGGCCGCACAAAATAAACCTGCCAATCCGGACGGGGTTTTTCTCCCCTATCAGGAGCGCTGGATACTGGACCGGAGCCGCTTGAAGCTCATGGAAAAGGCGCGGCAGATCGGCCTGTCCTGGAGTACAGCATATGCCGCCGACGAACGCGCCGCGGCAGTGGGCGCCAAGTGGGACCAGTGGATCTCCAGTCGCGACGATCTCCAGGCCCGGCTGGTTATTGAAGATTGCAAGATGTTCTCCAAATTGCTGCAGGTAGCGGCCGAGGATCTCGGCGAACTGGTCATCGACCAGGAACGCAAGATCTCCGCCTATGTTCTGCATTTCGCCAACGGTCGCCGCATTCACAGCATGAGCAGCAACCCCGACGCCCAGGCCGGCAAGCGTGGCGGCCGTATCCTTGACGAGTTCGCACTGCATCCCGATCCGCGCAAGCTCTGGGCCATCGCTTACCCAGGTATTACCTGGGGCGGCAATATGGAGGTCATCTCCACCCATCGCGGCAGCGCTAATTTTTTCAACCTGCTGATCCGCGAGATCCGCGAGCACGGCAACCCGAAGAAGATCAGCCTGCACCGGGTTACCCTGCAGGATGCCCTCGACCAGGGTTTTCTCTATAAGCTGCAGAAATCGCTGCCGGGCGATCATGAGGTTAAAGGCCTGACCGAGGCGGAATACTTCGACTATATCAAGGCCGGCTGTGCCGACGAGGAGTCGTTCCAGCAGGAATATATGTGTCAACCGGCAGACGATGCCTCGGCCTTCCTCGAATACGACCTGATAGCCGGTTGCGAATATGGCCAGGGCGAGGCATGGGAAATTGATTGCAGTGTGGTGAAACCCGCCGGCCGCCTCTTTGCCGGGCTCGATATCGGCCGCAAAAAGGATCTGACGGTCCTCTGGGTCTTGGAGCTGCAGGGCGATGTTCTCTATACCCGGATGATTGTCGAACTGAGGAACATGAGCAAGCCGGATCAGGAGGCAATCCTCTGGCCGATCATGGCAAATCTTGATCGATGTTGCCTGGATTATACCGGGCTCGGTATCGGCTGGGGCGACGACGCCAAGAGAAAATTTGGAGAATACCGGATCGAATGCCTCACCTTTACCCCCAGGGTCAAGGAAGAACTGGCCTACCCGGTACGCGGCAAGATGGAAGATAAAAAGCTTCGTCTGCCCTATAAGCCGGAGATCCGCGCCGATCTCCGGGCGGTAACGAAAGAAACCACCGCCGCCGGCAATATCCGCTTTACCGCCGAACGGAGTGAAAACGGCCACGCCGACCGCTTCTGGGCACTGGCTTTAGCCATCCATGCCGCCGGTGAAGGAGCGGCTGAATATGCCTACCAGTCGGCACGAAAACGCGAAACTCTGGGCGATGGCGACCATGACGCCTTCCGCACCGTCAAAACAACCGCCGGTTTCGGCGCTATCAGCGGGGCTTGGTAATGGTGACCTTGTACGATTATCGCGGCAATCCGGTTAAAAGCCAAGTCCTGGACAAAGAGCTTGCGGCACCCAGCCTGTCCGGCGTGCGCACCGTCTGGGACGGAGCCGTCACCGGCGGCCTGACCCCCTACCGGTTGGCGGCCCTGCTGCAGGGCGCGGCGTCCGGTGATGCCAACGACTACCTGACCCTTGCCGAAGAGATGGAAGAGCGCGATCTGCATTACCGCTGCGAGATCGGCAAGCGCCGTTTGGCGGTGGCCTCTCTGCCGGTAACGGTCGAGGCGGCAAGCGATGAGCCAAAGGACGTGCAACTGGCCGATGAAGTTCGAGCGCTGGTTAAGCGTGCCGGGTTTCGGGGTCTCTTGAAAGATCTGCTTGACGCCCTGGGTAAGGGCTATGCCGTTTCGGAAATCATCTGGCAGCGTGGCGCCAAGTGGCAGCCTGCCGCCTACGAGTGGCGCGACCCCCGCTTCTTTATCTTTGACCGCGAGTCACGGCGCAAGATCCGCCTGCTTGATCCGGAGAATATGGCCGAGGGCATAGAACTTGCCCCTTATAAGTTTCTCGTGCATCTGCCGCATCTTAAGACCGGCCTGCCGATCCGTGGCGGTATCGCCAGGGTTGCTGCCTGGTCCTATCTCTGCAAGAACTACACGGTCAAGGATTGGCTGGCCTTTGCCGAGATCTTCGGTATGCCGCTGCGCATCGGCCGCTATCAGTCCGGTGCCAGCGAGCACGATAAGCAGATCCTCAAGATGGCGGTGGCCAACCTCGGCAGCGATGCGGCGGCAATTATCCCCGAGTCGATGCAGGTCGAGTTCGTTGAAGCTGGAAAGTCCGCTTCTTCCGGCGGTGCCAGCCTCTTTATGCAGCTGGCCGATTGGCTTGACACCCAGGTGAGCCGCGGCATCCTCGGACAGTCGGCGACAACCTCCGGCACCCCCGGCAAGCTCGGCTCAGACGAAGCACAGTCGGAAGTGCGTTCCGATATCCGCGATGACGACGCCGGCCAATTGTCCGAGACTCTCAACCGCGACCTGGTCCGGCCCTTTATCGATCTCAACTTCGGCCCTCAGGAAAACTATCCGGAACTGATCCTCCGTGCCATTGAACAGGACGATCTGGCCGTGCTCACTACGGCCCTTGAAAAACTGGTGCCCCTCGGGTTGCGGGTGGAGCAGTCGGTGGTGCGCGATAAGTTCGGCCTGCCCGATCCGGCTGACGATGCCGACTGTCTCGGCCCGGCCAAGGTAAGTCCGGAAACCGTTCCCCCGGAGGTAGAGGGAGATGGCACTCAGCCTCTGACGACAAAGGCCGCCAACCGCCAGGAACAACAGACAGGCAGCGACCGCCATCCGGTGGAGATCCTCACCGACCAGCTTATGACCGAGGCCGACCTTGCCCCCCTGCTGGCCCCGGTGGAGCAGCTGCTTGCCCAGGTCGACAGCCTCGAAGCCTTTCGCGATGGATTGCTTGCTCTGTATAGCGCCATGCCGGTGGCCGAACTGGGCGCTCTCATGCAGCGGGCCCTGGTCCTTGCCGAACTGTCCGGCCGCTTCGATGTGGCGGCGGAAAGTGAGACCGATAAATGAAAACGCTTAGAATGCCCCAGAATCGATTTTTATATGCCTTGCGCCTGCAAGTACGGCTTGCCCCCCGTGCGATCGATACAGGAAATTTTAAACATATTTTAAACGGTAATCCCTGATGTCGTCACCATCCGCCGAATATCTCAGTCTGCCCTTCTCGGAAGCCATCGGCTTTTTCCGCGATAAGGTCAGTCTGCCGACTGAACGCTGGGATGATCTGTGGCAGGGTATGCACAGCCGGGCATTCGTCGTTGCCGGTGCCATGAAGGGCGAGCTGCTCGCCGATCTCAGGGCCGCAGTCGATAAGGCGATCAGCCAGGGCACAACCTTGGCTGAGTTCCGCAAAGACTTCGACAAGCTGGTCGCACGCCATGGCTGGAACTATAAAGGTGATCGCGCCTGGCGCTCGGCGGTCATTTACGACACAAACCTTTCCGTGGCCTACAGCGCCGGCCGCTATAAGGGCATGACCGAAGCCGCGGTCTTGGCCGTCCGCCCCTGGTGGCAATATATGCCCTCAAGCTCGGCCAATAAACGGCAGGAGCATGTGCAGTGGTACGGCATCGTTCTCCGCCATGACAACCCGTGGTGGAATACCCACTACCCGCCCAACGGCTGGGGCTGCAAATGCGGCGTCATGACCATGAGCAACAGCCAGTATCAGCTGCTAAAAGGCACACTGAACACGGAGACACCGGATGACGGCAGTTATGACTATGTCAATAAGCGAACCGGCGAGGTCAGCCAGGTACCAATGGGCATCGATCCCGGCTGGGATTATAACCCCGGTCAGGCGGCTTGGGGCAAAAAGCTCTCCGACACTGCCATGGCGGAATATAAGTCCATGGCTGCCGATGCCTGGGCATCGCTGACACCGGGCAACTGGCAAACGGCAGGCCTGGCAGAAAAACTCTTGCCGGCAGCGGCAGCGGCAAAGCTCGGCCCGGAACTGAAGTCAACGGAAGAGACAGTTGCCGCTCTGGTTGCCACCCTTGGCGGGCAGGAAAAAATATTCAGCTTCGCGACGCCGGATTTCCGCTATGACCTGCTGGTCAATGCTGAGACACTCGGCCAGCATATAGACAGTTCTCGCACACCTTTTTTGCCATTGCTGCCGGAGGTACTGGAAGATCCACAAGAGGTGTGGCTGCGCTTTGAACAACATAAGGGAACGGGCAAGGTGGTTTTGCGACAACGGATAATCAAGACTGTTGGTCTTGGGAAAGAAAAGGCGGTGTTGGTGGTGGCAGATGCAAAAGACGGAATGTTTGAGGCATGGACAATGTTGCCGGTCGGGAAAGGACCGTACTTGAATAAGCAACGAGCCGGGCAGCTGGTTTACAGCCAGGGACAAAAGGACTGAGGGGGATACTGCGGCCTCCCCCTCACTGTATGGCAATAATCCGCAGCTCAAATCACCATAACCGTATCAGCAGTATAAACAAAGAAGCCAAGGAAAACAAGTGGCAGGCACAACCATCACCATCACCACAAACGCCGAAAAGGTAGCCGATGAGCTGGATATCATCGCCGCCCGCTGCGGCAACCTGCTGCCGGCCATGCAGATCATCGGCCAAACGGTGACGGCCTCGGTGCAAAAAAACTTTATGGAGGGCGGACGGCCAAGCGGTTGGCAACAGCTGGCCCCTGCCACCCTGGCGACAAAGAAAGGCGGCAGTATCCTGGTTACCAAGGGCTTCGGCGGCGGACTCCTCGGCTCGATCCATGCCGAGCCGGCTGCCGACCATGTCCTGATCGGTACCGACAAGGTCTATGCCGCCATCCACCAGTTCGGCGGCCAGGCCGGACGCGGCCAAAAGGTAACCATTCCGGCCCGGCCCTTTCTCCTGGTGCAGGATGAAGACTGGCCGGAGATCAAAGAACAGCTGAACGAATATATCCTCATGGGGAAATGAATATGAAACTCTTTGCACCGGCCGAATATTGGTTTGCCACAAATAAAGATGAGGTCTGCAACGGTTGCGGGCCAAAGGGCCTTGGTGGCTGGCTTATTCCCGACACCCTCTATGGACTGTCGATAGAGGAAGCCTGTGATATCCACGACTGGATGTATAAAGCCGGTAAAACCATCGCCGACAAGGAAGAGGCTGACAGGGTCTTTCTCAACAATATGCTGCGCATCATCGACGCGCAGTCCGGCCTCTTGCTGCGCTGGCTGCGGCGGCAGCGGGCGATGCACTATTATTCCGCCGTCCGCGATTTTGCCGGGCCATTGTTTTGGGATGACAAGAACGCTGCCGACGAATGGGGGACGATATGAACAAGATTGCACTTAACACCATGGAGATTACCGGGACACCAGGCCAGGCCCCGGAATGGGTAAAGCTCATCCCGGCGGGCCTGGTGATCGGCCGCGACGGCCGAGCCTGGAACAATAGCAAACCGTCCTCCATAGTCCTCAATTTTCAAAAGTTGGGCCGCGATCTGCCTGTGGATATCGAACACAGTTCGGAAATCAAGGCGCCGAAAGGCGAACCGGCCCCGGCGGTCGGCTGGGTCAGAGAATTGCTGGTCGAGGCCGGTGAGATCTGGGGCCGGGTGGAATGGAACAGCGAAGGCAAAACCCAGGTTGAAGGGCGGGCCTACCGCTACCTCAGCCCGGTCATTGTGTACGAGCCGTCAAGCGGCACTATCGCCGGGGTCATCTCGGTTGGGCTGACCAATCAGCCGAACCTCAGGCTTCCGGCGCTCAACAGCCAACAAGCGGGGACTATCCCCACCAACAAGGAGGAAAAGATGGATTTGAAAAAAATACTGGCAGCCCTGGGGCTGGGCGAGACCGCCACGGAGGAAGATGCCCTGGCAAAAATCAAAGAATTGAAGGGGTCTGTCGAAAAAGCCGCCAACCGGGCGGAGGCCCCCAGCCTGGAAAAATTTGTACCGCGTGCCGATTACGACACCGCTCTGGCCAGGGCGACCAATGCCGAGCAGGCCATCAACGGACTGCGCAAGGAGCAGCTGGAAACGGCAATTAACAGTGCCATTGCTGCGGCTTTAAAGGCCGGTAAAATTACTCCGGCAACAGTCGATTACCATCGCGCCCAGTGTCGGCAGGAGGGAGGCCTCGCCCTCTTTGAAGGCTTCGTCGCCGCGGCACCGGTCATCGGTGACAACTCGGGGCTTGGCGACAAAGGGCATGAAGATCAGGCCAAGGCCTTAAACGCCGAGCAGCAGCAGATTGCCGCCATGTTCGGTAACTCGGCTGAGGATATCGCCAAATACGGCAAATAATCGCACTGTCTCCAATTGGGGACAAAGAAGGAGAATACCATGTCAGATAGAATGACCGAACGAAAACCCGGCCTGCTCATATCCCTGCCGGTTGCTGCCTCGACTACCATTGAGGGCGGCAAGATGATTGCCCTCAATACCTCGGGCTATGCCATAGAGGCGGCGGACAGCGCCGGTATCCGTGTGGTCGGTGTCGCCGATCAGACGATCGATAACTCCAGCGGCTCGGCGGGCGATCTGCGCGTCAATGTTTATACCGGGCAGCTGTTCAAGCTGAAAAACTCGGCAACGAACGCCGTGGATGTGGCCGATGCCGGAACCAGGGTCTTTGTCGAGGATGATGAAACCGTCGCGGATGCCGCCGGGACCAACGGCATTGTTGCCGGGCTCTGTGTTGAGGTGGTTTCCGATGGCGTCTGGGTGCAGATCCCGGCCGTCTTCCACCAGGTAGCCACCCAGGCCGCTTCGACTGCCGCCGATGTGGCAACGATAAAAACCGACTTCAACGCCCTGCTCACCAAACTGAAAGCTGCCGGCATCATGTTCGCCGCGTAAAAAACTGTCCACCGAGACACGAGCATTTTCAATAAGGAGAAACCCCCATGATAGTTAATTTGGCAAATCTCGCCAATATCTTCATCAATCTGAAGACTACCTTTAACAAGGCCTTCGACGAAGCCCCCTCACTGTGGCAGCGAACTACCATGCTGATCCCGAGCGGCGCGAAGCAAAACGATTATTCCTGGCTGAGCCGCTTCCCGAAGATGCGCAAGTGGCTCGATGAAAAGACCATCAAGGCGCTGTCGGCCTTCAAGTACAGCATCGTCAACGATGACTGGGAAGCAACCGTCGAGGTCGACCGCAACGATGTTGAGGATGATACCATTGGCATGTATGGCCTGCAGGCGCAGGAGGCCGGCTTCTCCGCCAAGCAGCTGCCGGACGAAATCGACGCCGATCTGAAAAACGGTGCCTTTACCGGCCTGTGCTATGACGGTCAATATTTTTACGATACCGACCATGTGGTCAACGGCGCCAGCGTCAGCAACAAGGGCACTGCCGCCCTGTCGGCGGCGACCACGGCCGCGGCAGCCGCCAGCTACGGCACCGGCCGCACGGCGATCATGACCCTCACCGACGATGAAGGTCGGCCCCTGGCGCTCATTCCCGATGTACTTGAGGTGCCGCCGGCCCTTGAGGCCACCGCCCGGCTGATCTGTGAAAACGATAAGCTCACCGACCAGAGCCCCAACCCCTATAAGGGCACGGCAACGGTCCTTGTCAATCCGCGGCTGACCAGCTCCACCGCCTGGTTTCTCCATGTCACCAGCCGGCCGCTTAAGCCCTTTGTCTATCAGGAGCGGAAAAAGCCGGTCTTTGTCCAGCAGATCGACCCGCAGGCCGATGATGTCTTTATGCGCAAGAAGTTCAAGTTCGGTGCCGAGGCCAGGGCGGCCGGCGGTTATGGCCTGTGGCAGTTGAGCTATGGTTCAACCGGCGCATAAGGCTGAGGGCTTAAAACTGTGACTCGCCGGGTCGGAGTGCCCGGCGAGTATGAAAAATAAAAAAAAGGAAAGTCATCATGCTTATCATCACCAGCAAAAAAGACGGCTTCAGACGTTGTGGCATTGCCCATCCCGCCAGGCCGGCCGAGTACCCGGACACGGCCTTCACTGGCGTTGAGCTGGCCCAGTTGCGGGCCGAGCCGATGCTTGTAATAAACCATGTCGTGGACGCCCACCAGATGGAGACGCCTGAAAGTGAAATGTCCACAATTGTAGACAAAAGTGTGGGCGATGAAATGTTGCCAGTTGGCGACAAAACGACCGCAATTGCGGTCGGCAAGAAGGCCGAAAAAAAAGGTAAATAACCATGGGCTACGCCACAACCGCCGACCTGAACCTGCGCATTACCCAAAGTGAACTGGTGCGCTTGACCGACGAAAACGATACCGGCAATGTCGATACCGCGACGATCACCGCCGCCCTTGAAACAGCCGATGTCGAGATCGACAGCTACCTGGCAGTGCGTTATTCCCTGCCGCTGGCCGAGACGCAACCGCTCCTTGTCAGTCTGGCGGTCGATATCGCCATATGGAATATCTACTCCCTTGATGACTCGGGGGTGCCGGAAAACCGTAAGGAGCGCTACCAGGCGGCAATCAAAACCCTTGAGCGGATCAGCAGCGGCAAACAGTCACTGCCCATTTCCGAGTCGGTGACAGAAGACAGCAGTGCCGAGGTCTCCGGTCCGGAACGGCTTTTTACCCGGGATACCATGAGGGACTTATAGGATGAAAACCCTGTTGCCGGCCATCCAGACCACTTTGCAGACCATGTCGCAACTTGAGCGCCGCAGTGACTGCTATCTCACCCCGCATGCCAACTATATGCCGACCGGTACCCGGCAACCCTGCATCGGCATAAAGGATGCGGGTACCATCCGGCAGGAGCTGGCCGGGGAGGTGCTGGAGCTGAAGGCACGGGTGGAGCTGGTCGGTTTTGTCAAGATGACCGGTGACGGCTCGGCCTGTCTGTGCGGTACGGACGGCGTTTTTCAGCTGCTCGATGATGCCGCCGGACTTTTGCGGAATAACCACCTCAGTCTGACGGACGTGCAGCGGGTGGAGATCGGGCCGGATCGCCCGAGTGAATTATTCAGGGCCGAAAACAATCAATGGATAGTCAAGCTGAGCCGCACCATGATTTACACCCTGGAACGGTCGAGCGTCTAAAAAAGGAGAATACAATGGCTGAATTCAGATTAAAGACCGGGCAGGAACGGTTTCGCGTGGTCGATGGGCCCTACGAAAACCGCGAATACCTGCCGGGCGTAACCTACACCGACATCCCCCCAGGAGAGGCCGCCAGGTTTGCGCCGGTAGCCGAGCCGGTTGTCGCCAAAAAAAGTAAATCACCGGAGGTGAATAATGCTTAGTACCCGTGCCAATCATAACCTGCTTGCCGTCTCCGCCGGAAACCGCGAGACGGCCATCAATACCGAACAGACCTTTGATCTGTCGCTTGCCGTCGGTCTCGACGATATCATCGCCCTCAGCATGCGCCGACAAAACAACTCCGACGAGGCCACCGGCCTGGAAGAACCGGACTATATCTATGACAACGGCGCCACCTCCCAGGCGGCCTTTAAGTTCCCCAAAGCCCAGCCGCAGCACTTTGCCTTTGTCCTTGCTTATGCCCTCGGGGTCTCGACACCGGCTGCCGCCGGTAGCGGCTATCAGCATACCATTACGCCAATTGCCGGCGACATCGATCTTGACCGATCCGTGCCCTCCTTTTCCGCCATGCAGCGCTATGGCAAGACCATCCTCAAACGCCGCTTCCTGTCGATGTTTGTCGACGGCTTTACCGCCAGCTTTAAAAAGGATGATTTCGTTGCCCTCTCCGCCGATATCAAAGGCACCGGCGCCTATGTCGACAACGTCACCGAAGAAACCGTCTCGGCAGCCGGCAATATCACCAGTCTGACCCTGGCGGCAAACGGCGTTCAGGGCTCGACCGCCCAGGACCGCCTGGATAACGTCCAGAGGATACGGGTTGAACTGACTGCAGGCGTTTGGACCGAGGTGGCATATTCGGCAGTTTCTTCGGCGACTCCAGCCGTCATCACCATCACCGCCCCGGCCGGAACGGCCACCGCCGTCAACTACAAGATCCTCTACACCCCGACCGAGGCTGCAGCCTTTACCTTCCCGGCCAAGGTGCAGGAAACCCCGCTGCGCGTCTCGCAGCTGCAGGTCAATATGGGCGGCACCTGGAACGGTACCACCTTTAGCGGTGGCCGAACCCTGTCGTCTGAGATCGGCAGTATCGAGTGGAAGTTTTCCAACAAGCTGGCGATCGAGTTTTTCCCCGGATCAGACGGCGCCTATGCCTCCGGTGCCTACCGTGAGGGCCGTGAGCAATCCATTACCATCGACCGCAAGATGCGGGAAACCATCTTCCAGCGCCATACCATCGACAACAGTCAATTCGGCCTGCGACTCCTGGCAGAGGGGGCACTCTATGATGATCCGCATAAATATCAGGTGGAAATCATCTTCCCGAAACTGGCCCTGCTCGCCGCTGATCCGAAGGTTGACGGCAAGGTCATGGGCGAAACCGGCAATATCCAGGTCCTGGAGGATTCTACCTACGGCTCGGTGATCTGCCGGGTAAAAAATCTGCAGACAGGATACGCCCAGTAAGGGACCCTTGGGCGCAATTGCGCCCAGGTAAAACATCCATAAAAAAGTGATTCTATGCCACGCAGAAATTCAGATTTCAACACGCTGTTGATAAAGGACCCGATCAGCAACACCCCGATCGGCTGGTACTATCGGTTACCGACCACAGAGGAACGGCTGCAGTATAAAAACAAGGTTATCAGCCGGGGCTCTGCCGGAGTTATCGTCGCCGACAATGCCGACGAGATTATGCAGGACTTTGCCTTCGATATGATTATCGGCTTCCGTCTTGGCGATTTTGAGCGGAGGCTGGACGATGGCAGTTATGTCGCATTCTCCTGGCGGCAGGAAGATGCAAACTATTATCCGGAATGGCGGCAATGGCTGCGTGACAACGCCATGGATCTGGTGACGCCTCTCGGCATCAAGCTGTTTATTGAAAGGCCGGTATCGGTGCCAGAGGACATTGAGGGAAAGTAGCCGCCGACCTTGCCGCGATCCGGAGGGGCTTATGCACCAGCGCCGAACAATCGGCATGCCTTGATGAGGTCGGCAAGGAAAATTTAGCATGGACCTGTAAACAATGCCCAAAGAAGCAACCGGACTCGCTGCACCCCTACACCTGCAAACTGCTCAACCTGTTCGAGCTGCAGCGCGGCGGCTTCCCGTTTGAAAAAAATGATCTGACCCTTGAAGAATGGATTGATCTAGGCCGTATAAAAGAGGCATTGAAGCCCCATCAAACCTGTCCGCTGATGACGAAAAAATGAACACAAGCACCCTCAATATCCGCATCGACGTCGATGATAAAGGCTCCATCCAGATTAAAAAACTGGGCAGCGAGCTGACCGACGCAGGCGACAAGGGCAAAAAAGCCGCCTCCGGCATGGACCAGGCCTTCGGTTCCCTGCGTAATACCATCGGCGCCATTGCCCTGGGGGCACTCGGCAAGCAGGTGATCGATGTCATGGACACCTATACCCAGCTTGAATCACGCCTCAAGCTGGTAACAACCAGCAGCGAAAATCTTAACACCGTACAAAAATCCCTCTACGATATCAGTCTGCGCACCCATATCAGCCAGAAAGATACCATTGACCTCTATACCAGAATGGCCAGGGCCACCGAGGCCCTGGGCTTCTCCCAGGCCTCCACCCTGCAGGTAACCGAGACCATCAACCAAGCGCTGATCGTCTCCGGCTCTTCCGCCACCGAATCGGCGGCGGCGCTGCAGCAATTGAGCCAGGGCCTTGGGTCAGGAGTGCTCCGCGGCGAGGAATTCAACTCGGTCATGGAACAGACCCCACGCCTGGCCAAGGCCATGGCCGATGGGCTAGGGGTCAATATTGGCCAGTTGCGCGAGATGGCCAATACCGGGCAACTCACATCAGAGGTTGTTACCCGTGCTTTGCTTTCGCAGAAAGAGGCCATACAGCGCGAATTCTCCCAGATGAAAACCACCATCGGCCAGGCCTGGACCGATCTCGGGACGGTCATACAGACCTATGTCCACGAAGCCGATAAAGCGAGCGACTCGACCGGCGGCATCGTCAAAGGCATTCAAGATCTCACCGCCCAGGTGGAACAAAATAAGACAGCTATCCTTGGCCTGTTCACCGGCATTATGCAGGGCTCGGCCATGGCTGTTGAAGGCGTCGGCAATATCATCAGATCGGTGCAGGGCCTGGCCATCGTCGCCGCCTCCTCCGACAAAACCATCTTTGACTGGCTGAGTGCCAGCAAAGAGGAGATGAAGGCCTGGCAGCAGGAGGTTGGTAATGGTACGGCCTTCATCAAGGATCAGATTGCCGATCTTATCGCCAAGCGCAACGAGGTTTCCTCCTCATGGCATATAACCGCCGAGGGTGAGGCGGCCATGCGCCGGGAAGTCGCCACCATAAACGAGCAGATCGCCGCACTGGAACTCCAGCAGGAAGTCACTGAGAATTTAGCGGCAGTCATCAAAACCGGGTATGTCGACAGCTGGCAGAAGGCCGGGCAGGCCGCCAAGGAATCGCTGACGACGACTGAGCAAGGCCTCACCAGGGTCAAAGATGCCTGGGAAGTTTACGGCACACTGCAGAAAAACAACGCCAAAGAGATCAGCGCCGCCGAAGATAAAATCTATAAAGAAAAGACCGAACGTGAAGAAAAAGCGGCAAAAGAGAAAGAAGACAGCCTGAAAAAGCAGGCCGAAGCACATAAAAAACACGTCGAAGAGATAGCCCAGCTTGAGGCAAAACTCACCGACGAACTCAACAAGGCTACCCTATCACGCTACGACTATTCCATCCAAAAGCTGGCCGATGAAATCGCCGAAATGCGCAAGATGGAGGGAGCTAGCAAGGCAACACAGGACAAGATAACAGCCTATTACAAGGTCAAGCTCGACGAGGCTCGGCGGTTCGGCAATATGTATTCCGCCGACGAACAAAAACGGCTTGAAGGAATGAAAGACACCTTCGTTGCTTTGGAGGATATCAAGACCGCAAAATTTGCCGAGGATACCACCAAACAAACTGCCCTCCGCGAAGAGATGGCAGTCTTCTTTGAAAACACCGGAAACACTCAGCTTGCGAACGAACTGGCTCGCCTTGAAGCAAAATACCAGGCCAAACTGAAAGAAGCCGGTGATGATAAGGCGTTGCAAACTGAGGTTGCCGAATGGCACAGGCTCAATGAAGAAGAAATCGTCCGTAAGGATCAGGAGCGCAGCCTTGCCGCCAAACTACAAGAACGCGATACTGTAGCCAATCATCTGCACGAATTGACCCTAGCCAATCAAGAGCATTTTATCGAACTCACAGCACTTGAAGAAGCATGGGCGGAAACCAGCAAGACCATAAAAACCGAACTCGGCAAGGCATTTGTAGAAGAGTTCGGCGGCATTGAAGGGGCATGGGGCGCTCTCTGGGATTCCATGCTCATGAAAATGGGCGATGTCGTTGCCGAGATGGCTATCAACTGGTCGGTGTCTGCTATCGGCAATATGTTCGAGGGTTGGGATATTTACCATGCTGGTATCTGGAGCCTGAAAGACGATGAGGTTCCATCTATCCTGCAGAAAGGGGAAATGGTTATTCCGGCATGGGTTGCCGAGGATATCCGCTCAAATATGGGCAACAACGGCCCCGATAACTGGGGCGGATTGCTTGATGCGACGGAGAACTATGACGCTTATGGATGGGGAGAAGAAAACAACGGCGCTGTTGCTGCAAGTATGGGTGGGAAGATCCAGGGACAATCGATTGCCGGTATCATCGGAGCACTCACCGGGCAGGTGGACATTAATGATGTGGTTTCTGGGGTAGTAAGTCCACAAAACATGGTGGGTATAATGGGATCTTCACTGGTTGATACGGCGGTGTCTGCATATTCGCCAGAACCGTCAGCTTATGGAAGTTTTGGTTCTGCTGCTGGTAAGGGACTTACCATGATTGGACTTGCCGGGCTTGGTTTGCCTGGTATGGCTATTGGAGCAATAGGGGCACTCGGTGGACTCCTTGGTAGCTGGGTAGGTGATTTGTTGGGCGATGCCCTTAACGACAGGTCGTTTGAAAGCATTCGGGACATGGTTGAAAATGGTTCTTTGACCCATGAACAAGCAGCATTTATGCAAAAAGAACTTGCCAGCACGGGATTTGAGAGTGCCGGAACTCTCGGTGGATTTGCTGATGCTATCGGCGGCATGATCGGCGATATCGCCGATGCTATCGGCGATATGTTTGATGGGTTCATGGATGACGATGGCGAGGATGGCGAGGAAAGTAACGAAGGTGATGTCGGTTTTGGCGAAGGCGATCCAGATCCTAGTAATTGGGCAAGAGGTGGCATAGTCAACCGGCTTATCATTCCCCGTGGTGATGACGGATGGGGAGCGCTCAAGCTCGGCGAAGGCGTTCTCGACGCCGACACGATGAAGATACTCTCAGCTTCTATTCGTAATGGACAATTCGGCGGGGCGACAGTCAGCTCAACAGATGTCAAAGACGCTCTGGATACTTTAAACAGTGCTCTCTTTACCATAGCCAAACATACGCAGGCGACCGCTAAAATGCTCACTAAATTTGACCGCGAAGGCTTGGGGGCGAGGGCATAATGTTTGCGATAATCCCCATAAAGATTACAGTCGCCAAACTGACAGCAACCAATGTTGCCGCGTCGTCCTATACTACATGGACCATGGGCACAACCTACTCTCCATCAGCGTACGTGGTATCGCCACATGCCGACGGCTCTCTCCATGAATACCAGTTGTTGCCGCCAATCGAAGACTATGTAACATCGACCAATCAGCCACCGGCCACATATTCAGTCACCAGGCGGGAAAAAATGGTTGCCTCTCCATCAACCGACGGCCGCTATAAATCCTACTGGCTTGATCTCGGGCCATGTAACCGCTGGGCCATGTTCAGCAACCGCAGCCGGGCGCAGACCTACCGTGCAACAGACATTACCGTAACCGTCACACCAGGCGAACTGTTCAATTCGCTCGCCCTGCTCAATCTTGATGCCGATACGATCAGCGTCACGGTTACTGATCCTGTTGAGGGCGTGGTATATAGTTATTCCGCATCTTTGATGGATTTGTCCGGCATAATTGATTTTTACGAATGGTTTTTTGCCCCACCAACAACCACCGGCGATGTTGTTTTAACCGATCTCCCAGCTTATCCATCTGCTACCATAACGGTTGTCGCCACAAACACGGGAGAAACAGCGAGGATAGGGGAAATGGTGGTTGGAAAGATTTTGCCGGTCGGCGTCCTGCTTTACGGCTCGAAAATCGATATCAATGATTATTCCGTGAAAGAATTTGATGATTTCGGTATCGCGACGATTGACCCCCGGCCATACCATCGGACCTGCAGTTATGATTGCATCATCGAAACACCAAAGATAAACGCACTGGCCAAATCCCTGGCGACGATAAGCGCCGCGCCCGCTGTCTTTGTCGGCCATGAAAATAACCCAGAAACTATACTTTTTGGACTTATGACGGATTTTGCCGTTGTTCTGAGCGGGCCCACTCGCTCTTCATGTTCCATCCAAGTTGAGGAAATAGCCTGATGACAATAAACCCCATTACCACATACACCGGGACCGTCCCATTACGCACTCAGGCGGCGGCCACGTTTAACACGAATATTGCCGCAATGCTGACGTATATCGCCGCTCTTGGCGGGTATATCAACACCTTTGCCGGAGAGGCAAACAGCCTGGCCAGTGATGTGGCAGACGATGCCGCCGACGCCGCCGCGAGTGCCGCGAGTGCTCTTGATAGTTTGTCGGATGCTGCATCAGCCGCAACTCTTGCCCTGGCAGCGGCGAACGCTACCACATACAGCGGCTCAACGAGCTATTCTTTCCCGACATGTGTCGTCTGCACGGACGGCGGGACATATCGTTGTGTTGGCTCTGGAGTCGTCGGAGATAACCCCATAGGATCGACGACCGGCAACTGGTTTAAATTGACTATCTCATCGCCGACCGCAAACATCAAGACAGCAAACTTCCAGATTGCCGTCGATATCGTTTACATGGTCGACACCACGTCAGGGGCAATCACCGGGACACTGCCGGCAAATCCAGTTTCCGGTCAAATGGTACACGTAGGTGATTATGCCGGGACGTTCGCAACGAATAACTGCACATTGGGCCGTAATGGTAAAAAAATAATGAGGCTTGAGGAGGATCTTGTGCTCAACATAGACTCCTTTATAACGCTTATTTATGTCGATTCGACTATCGGTTGGAGGATAATTAAATGAGTAAATTAACAGATTTTGTTTTCAGGGGATCTCCTCCAATACAGATTATCAATGCCTTTTCAATAGGATCAACCCCGTCTGTCTTTATTATTGATTCATCAGGGAAAAAGTTTCTCTCTGGTGCGTTGACAGCAAACACTTACAAATCTGTTTTATCTGTTACAGGGAGTGGTTGCATTACTTTTGCCGGAGTTAATAGAGAAGACACGACCAGTCGGCTTGTTGGCATAAAATTAACAATTGACGGAGTAATTGTATTCCAATCTGTATCATCAGCATTTGGGAGTGATAGCTATGGAATATATGCTGTAGGTGCAGGTGGGTATTTTAATGGCAGTGTCGATTACGCAAAACCTGCTTCTCCTGTATACTTTAACAGTTCCTTCTCTGTTGAAGTATCATCTTCAATAACAGAAACAGATAAAGTATCTGCCATCGTAAATTATGAGGTGCATTAATGAGCGTGACTTTTGAAACCATAAATAGTGAGGAGTATAAAATAACGACTCTCACGAGTGGGGCAACAATTCGAGAATTGGTCAGGGCAGAAGTGGTTTCGCAAGAGCCACCAACGCAAATGTCTGGATTGGCTTTCATGCAACTCGTTGGAGATGCAAACATGGTGCAGCTTCTGACACTTGCCAAGACTGACCCGGTATGTGAATTGCTCGTGAAAAAAATTGATCGTGCATCCGTTATTGATTTCGACGATTTAGAATGGGGACCGCAGGTTGGGATGCAATACTTGCTTGCAATCGGTGCTCTAACGCAATCTGAGTACGATAGGATTTTACGCAGAGAGTATCTGTGAAACAAGTTATTTAATGGGGGAATAAAAAAAAAATGAAAAAGATACTCTGGAATGACAAGGGATTTATATCCATAATCGACGAAGTGAACGGTCTGACTCTCGCTGTAACACAAACCAGCTCAAGGCCGGTTAATTTGAAGGCGATGCCGGCGGAGGCGGCAATATTTATTGACAAAAAATCCTTTGATAAAATGTGCATGGACTACGTGCGGGCCAAAGGAGAAACCGCGCTGATAGCTGCCGCCGAAGCGACACCGAGCAAGGAAGCATCTCTTCTTGCGCTCGCCGGAGCAGCTCTCACCGGTCTGGCCGCCCAGGACCGCCTTGGCTACGAAGATATCCCCACCAAGGCTGTGGCTATTGCCCGTGAAACCTATTCGCTCTTGGAGGATAAATGAAAAATATAATGGTTTTGTGTTTGCTTCTTGCAATGTCCGGGTGCGGTCTCATGGGAAAAGGCAATTACGAAAGCCATACCGGGGCCAGAATTGCATTTAAAGAATCAGACACACAACGGATCGCTGCACAATCTGAAGCAATCAGGAGTATAGCCGCTCAACCGGCGCAGACTTCCGAAGCGGCTGCCTTTAAACAAGCCCTTGCAATGATGAGCATCAGCCAAATACGGCCGGACGAGTACAAAGAGGCGCCGCCGCTAACGTGGGAAGGGGTTGTCCTGGAGGGTGTCAAACAAGCCCCCCTTGGTGCGGCCATCTGGGCGGTTAATTCCGTTGCCAAGGCTGGCATAGCTGCCGCCGGAAATACCACTATCGGTGACAACGCAACTGTTACAGATTCATTTATAAGAAACGAATCCCACGCAACAGGTTCTGACACAGTCTCATCGATCACTCCCAAAACTGTTGATCCTGTCGTCGTTGAACCGTTCGTCGTTGAGGTCCCAAAATAACTTAAAACATTTGTTTTTAAGCCTCATTTAATGGGGCCCCTCAAAGGTCAAAAAAAGGCCTCCTCTCACGAGCCAGAGGAGGCCTTTTTTTTGTTGCAAAAGTGGTCCCAAACCTTTCGATAAATGGTCCCAAACCTTGCGGCGCGCTACAAGACCGCTGTTGCCTTTCAGGGTATGCACCAGCCGGAACAGCTCCACCATAAC